CAAAATCAATCCTTTTGGGATACTCATTCCCAGTCCATTGGTTAAGTCCGTAATTTTCTGTTTTATTTATGCTTGGCATTTTATCCCTCCTTATATATTTCAAATTCATCCCAGCTCAATTCAAGTCCATCCCACTCGTTCCAAGTCTTGTTGTAATTCTCAAACTTATCCCAAGAAATATATGTGTACTCAAATTCACACCTAAGATGTGCCGGCTTGATTTCTTCTATGGTTAACGTCAGGTCAGACATGTTCTCCGGTATTCCTAGAGTTCCTACAAACTTAACTGTAAACTTATAATTGGAAGTATCCTCAATTACTTCTACATCTCCATAGCTATATGCAGCTGCGACTTGTTTAATCATTGCCATTGTTGTTGTGCCAGATCCTCTTAATTTTGCCTGTATGCGTTCTCTGCGAAAAGCATATGACTTTGACTGATCTGTAGTAATTCCTAGAGCCTTTTCCCAAGCTGAAAGCCCCCATGTAGCATCAGCTATAAATAGTTGGCCAAAAAAATCATCTCTATCATTTATAAGATTTCCAACCACCTCACCAAATGCTTTTTGCAGGTCAACAACATACTCACTTTTTTTATAATTATCTGGCAATAGATCTAGTAACATTATCAAGATACCATCACCGCCCCCAACACAGGTACCTGATCGCCCCCTATAATAATGTTTTCCGTTCCTCCATTGATCGACAGTGCTGTACAGTCAATCACTCCGGTGATATCGAGCAGAATGTATACGATCCGGTTATATACTACGGTATATGTTTCAAAGGCTATGGTCTTTAAATAAGCTCTTAATGCCGATTCGAATGCATCATTGACTGCTGCAAGTGTCACACTGCTGTCAATCGTTACACTGGCATCAATATTTATACTTAACCCAGAGGCACTCTCAACCGTAACAGCCGCACCAATTGGCCGATTTCTCTCTATATAATCAGAACATTTTGTTACTATAGTAGAGTCTACCGTTTCTCTTTCTCTTCCAACAATTAATACTCGTACCGTGCCCGGACCATCCCATAAAGGAGTAACTTTCGCGCTGCCTACTCCATCCACTTCGAGCGCCCATTCCTTGTAATGATTTGCATTGCCGGATGTAGAAGGGTTTTGTAAATAGTTATATAACCTCGCTATCAAGGAATCATCTGTTTCAGCATTTGCTCCTCCTTTTGCCACTTCATTAGTTATGGTGGATAACCCGCTAAGATTTACAAATTGTCTTGTTATTAATCCTGCTCCAACATTATAGGTCTCACCTATTTCAGCAGATGAAGCCGTAACCATAGCAGTTCCATCAGCAATCGTTACAGTTTCATTTGTAGTAAACTCAAGCCCATCCGCTGTTAAAAACACTTTTGCTTTTGGGATTATAGTACCATTTACGCCAGTAAATGTGAGCACTGTAGTTGCTTTCGCGCCTGATTTACGAGTAATTCCATATTCTGCGCACCGTTTATCAATGTAATCCCCAGATGTCTCATCTACATAAGCAATTGGTACAATAGCATCAAGGGATTGGTAGTTTTTCCATATCTCATGTGCTACAGCACTTATCATATCGTTAAAATAGCTGCCCTCTCTTACATCAATATCAGAGGCCAGCCTGCCTAATATATCGCTTTTAACTTCTTCAACTGTTAAATTCTCATACATTTATATCCACCTCCCCATAAATTGTTTGAATAGTACAAGATATACTCAGCAAATCCTCTGCGGATGTCACCGTAATATCCTCGACTCCTGTGATATACGGATTTATTAGTAGACACTCCTTAACGTATCTCGCAGCTTCCGCTCGCTTGAGTTCATCCGTAAAAGGTTGTCCAATTAAAGATTCCACCTCACATCCATAATCCCATGTGTAAATTTCATGTCGGTATCTAGATGTATGAAGAGCTTTCCATGCCCAAACCAAAACGGCTTCCTTGCCAGTTACAATTGCAAGGGAGCCGTTTATTATGATGGGAATATCACTTTCGAAATCCCACTTTACCTCTTTATACAGTTTTAGCTCAGTTTCTGACTCACTGCTTTGGGGCTGAATTATTGGGAAAATACTCATGTGCTCACCACCCTGCATAGTATTATATATCTTTGTTCATTTTCTATGGGGAATAGGAGCAGCTGACTTCCCACTTCAAAATCGGTTATCAAATGATTTTTTAAGAGTGAACTTGCCTGTTGTCTTATTCCAGCTACATCTACAGTAAAAGGCGTTACAGATGTAACTGTCCCTAAACGGTATGAGACTGACGTCTGTGACCTATTATCATCCCGTATATTCTGTACCATAGATAAAAACGGGTTATTCTCCATTCCCTGCACCTCCCTTTTTTATAAATCAATACTTATGTTCCTATTTATCCTTTCGTCTTGCTTCCATCCTTGTTCGGCAACGCTCCAGCTTCCTGCTCATCCATGATATTCTTAAAGTTTAGAGTTAGTTTATTATAATACTGCCCCGACTTCCAGGTATGAACATCTGCATCTATGTAAAACAGTCCATACTTTCCGGTATACGGCTCTCTTACAACAACTGTTCCACCTGTAATATTGGCAAGGTTCCCAAGGTTGTTTACCGAAATTTTCTGACTGATGCCATTTTCGCTAATTAACATTTTTGCTTTATTTGTGACATCTTCGCCATCGGCTTGACTCATATAGCTTTGCATAAGTCCATATAACTTAATAGCTTCTGTATCCCTCTGTGTGCCAATTAACTTGTCATTAGAATTATAAATCGTCACTTGATTAATCATATTACTTATGCTCTCAGAAATTGAAGCAGACATGAGATTGCTTCCACCTTCAATAATGATGGTCTTATCATCTAAAGCTTTTTCTATTACCGTCAAATCCGCTCCTGCAAAACGAATCATATAATTCTTTCCTGTTACTTCTGCAGCAAGGGTATAAGCCGTTTGGATTATCTTATAGAGACTTACCCCTATAAAATTTCTCGTTATTTTAACATCTGTTGCTGCAACTGGTCCCATGCTAATACCAAAATTAGTACATATCTCTTTTACGATTGTCTCTGGTGTCATTCCAGGGCATTCATATGTTCCTTCATTTTGCTTTAGATAAATACCCCTATCATAACAAATGATATTTATAATACTATTTCCTGTATCCATCTGACGCTCGAAAATATAGCCTACAAATAATGTGCGATTATCTTGCTTGAACGTGACAATGCTACCCAATTCACATGGTACAGCAGGAATGTTTTTATCCGTAGAAGAAGAGACTATTCCAAATTCTAGGGTTCTGGCACATGATTGATACTCTCCTGACCAGGTGATTGTTGGTACAAGCTTAGTTATGTCAACAATTTTGGAACCATTTGCTACTGATATGCTAAGTGACATATGCCTACCTCCTATTTAACTTAAAGTAAAACTTTGCTGGGTAGTTGTAGTTTTAAGCCAACTTTAATTAGGTTGGCATTTTTAATGTTATTATAAGATGCCAGCTTGGGATACAAGGTTGCATCCCCATAATATTTACGGCAGATTGCCCATAGAGTATCTCCACTTTTTACTTTGTATATATTTGTCTCAGCCGCTATCTTATCTGATACCCTAGTGCCGTTCCCAGTTTTATTTTTCTGAACTACAGATAATTCCCGATATTCTCTCAGCTCAATTGTGGCATATACATCGCCTGTTCCATCCCTTTCCCCATATGAGATATTTGATACTATTGCCTTAACATTTACCGCAGTATTTGATACAATAAATTGCAATATAGTGTGGTCGTTGCACCAGTCCTCTATCTTTTTGATATAGTAATAGGGATTCAATTTTATTTTTGGTTGATTAAATGGGTATTTTTTAGCTGGAAACATACAATCAATTTTAATAGTTGAAAGCGTCTCATATCCAGGCAATATAACCTCACCCAGCGTATGTATATTTATGGTTTCAACATTTATCCCATGTGATACTTCAAAGCTCGGAGGTGTAATCGGCAAAACTGTCTCTGTCTTATTAACTTTAAATATAAAATTTCTCAAAGTTCATCCTCCTTATTGTGGTGCAAGTATGTATGCTCTATTTATCATATTTGCAATTTTGGAAGCTACTTTTTGAATGTCTGCTTCTTCCCGTACTACAAATGAATTGCCTGTAATGCTGATTGGTGTGGATTTGCCATAGTTTCGATTTTCGCTTGCAGTGAGTACTCTTTCACCTTCATGCAGGAATGCAGAATAATTATTATACGGTACATAACTCAAACCATATGCCCCTCTAAGGGAACCATTTCTTTGAGCTTCTCTAATTTCATCATAATTATATGATTGCCCTGACATAGCAGCATCATAGCTAAAAACTTTTTTACCTTCCGTATTTGGTGCATATGGATTTGGAACATTCATCGCAGATGCAACCCCTAAAGTAAACTGCTGCCCCATTGTATATCCAGCATTCCAATATTCATCCTGCGCCGCCGCATCATTTTTAATATTCTCAGCAAGAGTCTTATTAGATTCCAGTGCAATTTGCGCCCCATCACTTGCATTATACTCATTCGTTGCTATTACCTGTGCCTCAGCAAGTGCCCTTCCCATTACGGCACTTGCTTCCTGCATAGCTTCTGCATTTCCGCTCTTTGTTGCATCATAGTAATCAGCCTCTGCAATACTATAATCTTTTGCTAATCTTTCAAGTGATTCCTTCTGGGATGAATCTTGGTAGCTTTCTTGTATCGTGCCGGACATAACAGAGTTTATTGCATCTCTCTCGTACTGTTCAGATTGATTTTCAAGTGATGCTTTCCACTGGCCTATTTTATTATAGGCATCTTGCATTTCTTGTCCGGTCTCACCACTCAACCAATCGATTTGTTCTTGTATTCCGCCCTTTCTGGTGGAGTTAAAACCTTCCCCCATGGCGTTATCAAGTGATGCCTTGCTCTCCTCCAGCGTACTTACAAGCCCTGCATAAGTTTGGGATTGCTTTTCCATATTTCCTGCATAATCAGAATCCATATGATCTGTGATAGCCTTAGCTGCCTCTCCCCCTGGCATCTCCCCTTCACTGACCATCTTTTTAACATCCTCTTTACTCTTGTCTGGATATTCCTTTGAAAGATAAGACCATACATCAAAGTGCTTATCTAATAAATTCAAATCTTCCATTGTGGTTTCCCCAGTAGTTTGCATACGTCCTAAAGTCGTTGCTACCGAGGCCATATCTTCCTTACTCATACCAAGAGCAGAACCTGCATCTCCTACTTTTTCAAGTAAAGGCAGTAATTCTTCTTGTTTGAATCCATCAGCAAGCATGTTTCTACTAATACTAGCTAAATCTTCAAACGAGTATGGGGTGACAGAAGCAAAATCTTCTAATGCTCCAAGGAACTTATCTACCTCTCCATCTCCAC